GGCCACTCCCCCTAGGGGGAGTACCGGCTTCCGCCGGCCCCACAGCCTGTCAGGCTCCAGATATGGAGTGACATGTGGGTCAGGTACCGCTCGCGCGGTCACAGAAGAGAGGCGGGGGAGGGAATGAGGGGGTAGACAGGATACGTTGACGAATGTTGGGTTCAAAACCCGCACGTCCGGTCCAAATACCTACCATATTTCCTCCTCCAGGCGAATCTTCTGAGGAAGTCCGAAATCTCGCATTGGGTCCACGGCCCCCTCCCCGATCGGGAGTAGGCCCGCACAGCTCTGTCTATGTCCCGAATAACACGTCGCTGGGAAGCAAGGAGTAAGTGTTCCTCAAGAGGATCAATTACTCCCCCGGCGAGGGGACAAGCAAGGATAGGAGGAGGGAGATCTTTCTCCTTCCCAACCTGTTCATCAAGCGTCTCAAGGACCAAAGGACAACCGGTGCTTTTCTGGTAGCGGAGTAGATCTCCGAACAGAAGAGCATCGGCCGTCCTGGGGTCCTCCGAGGCCAATGATGAAAGCCAACGACTGCGAAGCTGGTCGTGGCTAGGTAATCCTGCAGACAAAAGCAAGCGGGCCTTCATCCGATCAACGGAGCGGGGCGCTCTCTGCACATACCATCTCGAATCGATGGGAGGTAAGGGGAAGCCAAGACCACCGGCTTCCGTTGGCAGACAGAGGGTGCAGGTCGGATACTTGTCCATCAGACCGCGGAGCAGTCCACGGTTGGCGGAGAAGAGGAACGACCACGCCCTGTCTTTATCGGGACAGCTGTCCAGGAATTCCTGCCACATCCGTGAGCGACTCCTAGGAGAGGTGCTGGAAAGCACCCAGGAGTCCTCATCGATGTGGCCGGATTTCATGGATCCGATAGCCAACTGTAGTTGAACGTGAGGAAGATGTCGATTACGCCAGTATGGCGTTCCGTGTTGATCTACGGCTGAATCGACCCTGAACAATTTGCTGTTGATTGTCAGGTATCGTTGTGAAACGATAGTCTTCCCCACGGAGGGTTTCAGCCCTCCCCACTCAACTACTTCTTCCCAGATTCGATACAGTCCCCTCTCTCGGAGATAAGATAGAAGATCATCTCCGTTGATCAGGTTCCTCACACCGGAAAGGTCTCGGATCCACTCCCCCTCCGCAACGAAGTGGAAGAGGATCTGAAGAACCAGGTTGTAGAGGCAGAGGAAGGGAAAGGAGATGGGTGAACCCATCAACTGCCCCTTTTTCTGTCTTCGAACCATACATCCTTGGGATCCCAGTCCCATCGTAGGATCTACGAGTTCTGGGGTCGGAAGGATGTGACCGGTGAGGGCCCGAGCTATTCGGCCCACGACCTCCAGGGGGATTCCAAGGCGGTCACAGAACCGCATACACATGAGATTTGCGATCTCACTGGGTATGTGATCTGTGGCTTCCTTGTAATCTCCCGAGAGGAAGAAGGCGCCCGAATCAACGGGACACTCCGAGAGGAAGGACTGTATGGCGCTCCCCGTCACCATCTCACCCGTGAGGCGGAAGACGTTGTGTTCCTGGAGGGATCTCCAAAGCCGGGGCTGGTAAGCCCTGGCATGATTGTACGACGGTGCATAACCCTTGGTTATTACCCGAACCTTGAAGGGTTCAGGCAGACCAACGGGCCAACACGGTACATCATGAGACATCCCCCAATGGCCAAAGAAATCATAGGCCCACGCAACGTCCTCTGGCTCACAGGAGCTGCGGACTTCGACGGCCCCGGCCGGGCCCTCATAGAAACCTATGAGGTACCGGTCGGGGACGAAGAAATCGCAGCCGTGGCCTAGACGGGCAATTTGACCAAGAGCGCCGCCCTCACTTCTGCTACTTCCAAGGACGGCCCCCCGTGAGGGAAGCCGTCTTCTCGCCAGACGATCTCCCCGATTGCAAGGGGAGAAAAGCTCTATCGTCCGGTGCACTGCCTCCTCGAGGAGGTCATAATCCAACCGTGCACCGTTGGTGAGAATCTTCGGAACCAGAGGGTCAGGCTTCTCCGTGAGTCGACGCATGGCCGCTACCACTTCTGATCTCACTCTCCATTCCTCGGCCGGCAAAGATGCCGCCTTGGACTGGTAGAGGGAGAAACAGAAGGATGCGTAGCGGTCCGTCGACTTGCGGTGGAGCTTCATCCGATGGAATCCCTGGTCGGTCCGGAGTAATCCGAGCCGATCGGCTCCGAAGTAGTAGTCGAAGTGAGGGGGTATGTGTGAGAGATCCAGTGGACAGGGTACCAGCTCAGATGATCCGAGCGCCCGGGAGAGCATGTTGGCCGTCTTCCACTTCAGGTACGTCTCCAGACGGTTGGTCGCTCCTAACCATTCCCAGAAGATAAGATCTTCTCGGCTTGGTCGGAAGTGAAAACCGTACTGGCGGTACACGAAGTGGTATACGTTCAGCATGCGAACCTTCTGGGGATTTCCTCCCCAGTAGGGGCCAGGTACCACGATGCGAGTGTCAGCCTTCGGACGAGCAGTAGAGGGGCGTGGAGAAGACTTGGGGTTACCATTCCCGGTCTTCTGGACACCACTACCTCTATTTGGTCTAGCGAGGCAACCAGACGGGGGGGTCCGAACCCCCCGATATGTGTTCTTAGGAGCAC